GTAGGATCTCGAAAAGCAAGGATTGCTGCGCTTCGGTTAGGTCGTTTGCGTTTAGCATGTTTGGCTCCCAGTTGGATTAAAAGACAGCGAGAACAGAGCGAGGCAAGCAAGCCTCGCTCGGTCTCGATGGTGGTAGCTGCGGGAAATTTCCCGCATTCAGTGCATTTTTCAGACATCGACGCTCGCAGAGCGCCAGTGCGGCGCTTTTGTTAGCGCTTTGCTTGGTGCGGTTACCATGTGAGCTCCCTTAATGCTGACTCGTCGTAGGAATCGATCACGCTCCCATCGTCGCTAAGCTTGTTGATGGATACGTCGTGGTAGCCGTGATTTTGTCGCCAGCACCACTCGACCTCCCGTAAAGCTTTGTCGAAACTCGCAAAATTAACGTGATGCTCCACGGTATAGTCGCTGCGCGTTTTTCTCTCATGCGCTGGGGTCGTGTAATGCACGACCTCATAAACACACAAGCGCACGAGGTCAGGGTTTACGCTGTAAATCTTCGGGTTTCCGTCCTTTGTCCAAAATGGCGACATCTCCCAAATCAACGACTCGCCAAGTTGGTGCGATTGCTCTACTTGGTAGATAACCTCGTCCGTAAGAACGTCCCAGTCAAAGCCAGTATGAGCACCCACAACGTTAATCTTGCCGTACTGGTACCCGAACTCGCGCAGCTCTATATTCAGACCGTTCCAATCGATCTCTATTGGTAAAGTCATTGGGCTAATTCCCTCCACTCTCGGTAAAGATCCTGCAAGCGCACAATGTCCCTGTGGGACTTGTGCTGCTTGCTGTAGAGCTCGCGGATCTCGCGCTTAACGTTGCGATACCGAAGGCGCAAGCCTTCGCGTTGTAGATCGCCCATTGTGGTGTGTGCGGTGATGTTCATGCTGCGCACCTCCCGCCTTCCAATAGACCGCTACCCCATTGGTCAGCCATCGCTTGGGCCAAGCCCTTGTGAAATTTGCTTCGAAGCTTCCATCGGTTTTTTGATGGTGGCGCTTTGTGGATGTCATCCCGCGCAGTCTCACGGGTGAGCTCGCTAGTCGGCTTCAGAGGCGGCAACCCTTTTAGCCATAAACAAGTGCGCTTTTTCACATTGTCTTCAGCGTCAACAGATGCGGCAAATTCGTAGGGCTGAACACTTGTTTGAATGAATGTGCCATCATCTCTGGAAAGCTTTTCCCATCCTTCGCCCCAAATACGCTCTTTGGCGTATTTGTGCATAACTGGATTCTCTACACAGATCCTTTTTACGTCGGCGTTTAGCAGTTCTCGAAACAATGCCGCGCCTTCGTCTAGCTCGGCCCACATAGATTCCAGGGTTCGGCCATGAGGCGCTTTGTGCAGCCAACGAACGCCGCTATTGCAGAGCCGAGTGCATGGCGGGTGGGCGACCATGAGCAGATCCCACCTCTCCATCTTGAGAACGTCGCGCACATCGCCTTGGATGTGGCGATTGGTGGGCGTGTCTGCTGGGAGAATGTCGCAGCTCCACGCATCGTGCCCAGCGTTATAAAAGGCATCGCGCACAGTACCGGAGGTCTCACAAGCAACTAATAATTTAAGCTCCTTCATGCTGTCACCTCGACGTTAAACGCTTTCCCATCAAGCTCGGTGTATAGCTCTTCGACAACCTCGCGGGCTTCTTCGCACAACTGCATGAACTGGCCGCACTGGATCAATCGGTGATAATCGTCCCCTATCCCTTCGGTCAAGCCTTCGCTGATTGCTTCCTCTATGTATTCCCAGTTATCAACCGCCCATTGCCGCAACGGGTAGTTATACATCTCGATTCGACTATCTATGAGCTCGTGCACAGAACCGTCATAGTCTAGGTGCTCGTAAAGCTCCCAATGGTCGGTGAAGGTTTCGTCGCCTGTTAGCTTCTCGCCGATAAGGTTTTTAACGTCGTCTTTCATGGTTATTACCTCGGTTAGTTGGTTATGCGTGCGGTCACACGCGTTAGTGTCGAAACGACACAAGAAAGCGCCCGTGAGGCGCTTTGTTGTGTCGTTATAGTGACGCAGCAATGGTTAGTGCTGAGACAATTACGGCGGTGATGCAAAGGCCTATGCCCATCACAGTGCATAGCTCGCGGATATATTGGTTAAAACTAAACATGACTACCTCGCGCTTGTTTTGTTGGCTAACCAAACGACGCTTACAAAGAATGACGCCATCCATACGCCAAACAGGAGACCGCCAGCCTTGGGGGTTATGAGCTCATATGATCCTGCGACCATTGAGCCTATTAGAACGAGGGTTCCGAGAACGGCTGCATAGCCGAAGGTGCGAGTTGTTTTGTTGAAGTCTTCCATTGTGCGTTCCCCTTTATTGGTCGGTTTGTTAGGTGACGGGGTAGATTCTCGTTGATTGTGTCGCGTGTGTCAATAGTGACACACAAGAAAAACACGGGACGTTATGGGACGTTATGGGGTTTGGTTTAAGCAACCGACACGCAATGAAGGCGCACAACAGAGCATGCGTGCGGGAAAATCACCTATTTTGTAACAGTGCCAATACACAGTTACGAAAAACAGCCAAAAAGCCCATGAAACAAAGGGTTTGCGCCGATATTGCGTCGAGGGATGGGGTGGTGCTTTTCTGCCGAGCTCGGAGACAGCCCCCAGGCGATTCAGGGCGGGGGTGCATTGCCATGACCAACCCCACACACACCGAAAAAATTTTTTTGTATTTTTTGTTTCAAATAGGAAACATTGCGTTTACTATAAATCGGCAGCTAGGGGGTGACCGCCCCCTAACCGCCTAGCCAAATTGCTAACCAAGGAGAAAGCAATATGACCTATACCGAGTTTACTCTATGAGCGTTTACGGATACATACGCGTTTCCACCAAACGCCAAGCCGACAACTACTCCCCAGGCGTACAGCGCAAAGAGATACAGCTCACTTGCGCCCGCAACCAGCTACGCCCTACCGACTATTTAGAGGACTTAGGCACATCTGGCCTACGTCCGTTCTTTCTGCGCCCGTCTGTTAAGGACGTTGTTTTTCAGCCCGAAGATGTCGTTGTGGCTTCTAAGCTAGATCGGCTTGGTCGAGACATGTTCGACATTACGAGCGTCATCAGCTCGTTCAGAGATATGGGTGTGCGTGTAATCACGGGTGATTGGGGTGAAGTCACTGACGAATCTGCCCAATCCAAGATATTGATGGCTGTGGGCTCCTTGTGTGCTGATTTAGAGCGTATGCGCATCGTAGAGCGCGTACAGGCTACGAAAGATCATTGTAAGGCTGCGGGTATATGGCCTGGAGGTCGTGTGCCTTGGGGCTGTTATCTGGAGGTGAGCGAAGACGGGCATAAGCGTGCTGTAGAGCTCCCAACTCGGGACGCGATGATTAACACGATGAAGTCGTTAAGGGCGCGAGGTATAGCGTTCCGTCAGATTGCGTCGTCTATTGAGCAGCAGTTTAAGGATGCGGATGGCGAACCCATCAAGGTGAGCCATACGCAAGTGAAGAGGTTAATTGATGAGTGATAATCCGTTTCTTGATTTCGTAAAGACTTATCACTCTAACCCAGTCGGTTTTGTTGAGAATGTGCTGCATGTGACGCCAGACACTTGGCAGGCCGACTTCTTGAATGCGATAGCGATGGGTGAAAGAAGAATCTCAATAAGATCTGGGCACGGTGTTGGCAAAACAGCGGCGTCGTCATGGGCGATGATCTGGTTTCTCTTAACGCGATACCCAGTCAAAATAGTGTGTACATCCCCCACTTCGCATCAGTTGATGGATGGATTGTTTGCCGAGGTGAAGCTTTGGCTGAAGGAGCTGCCTCCGGTGCTCGGTAACTTGTTGGAACACAAGTCAGACCGAATTATGTTGAAGGCATCGCCTACTGAGGCGTGGATCTCAGCGCGGTTCAGCCGCGCTGAGAATCCTGAGTCTTTGGCAGGCGTACACTCGTTGCATTGTTTGTTGTTGGTTGATGAGGCTTCTGGTGTACCTGAGCCTGTTTTTGAGGCGGGTTATGGGTCTATGACTGCAGAGAATGCTGTAACGATCCTTCTGGGCAACCCTACTCGTACTTCTGGCTTCTTTTTTGATACGCATCACCGTATGGCCGACCAATGGTGGCGTCGTAAGGTGTCGTGTTTGGACTCACCGAGGGTGACGCCTAAGTACATTGAAGAGATGAAGCTTCGATACGAAGAGAACAGCACCGAGTATCGGGTGCGTGTTTTAGGTGAATTTCCAGAAGCTGATGACAACACGGTTATCCCCTTGTCGTTGGTGGACGCAGCGTTTGATCGTGAGGTTCCGATTGATGAAGAGGTGCCGTTAGTTTTTGGCGTTGACGTAGCTCGTTTTGGCTCGGATTACAGCGTGCTCTGTAAGCGCAGAGGCCGCGTCGTTACTGGGTTTATGAAGTGGCGTAATTTAGACCTAATGCAGCTTACAGGCGCTATCAAGGCTGAATATGACGCGTTGGGTGGTCGAGATCGCCCAGAGCAGATATTGGTGGATTCTATTGGTGTTGGTGGTGGATTAGTTGACCGACTGGTGGAGCTGGGGCTCCCCTGCGTCGGTATTAATACTGCTGAGTCTCCGAGTATGGGGAGCACCTACTTGAACCTTCGCTGTGAGCTCTGGTTCAAGTTGAAGAGCTGGTTAGAGAGTCGTGAGGTCAGCATGACTGAGGATGCGACGTTGCTGTCTGAGCTTGTCTCGCCGCGTTATCAATATACGTCTACGGGTCGTTTGAAGTTAGAGAGTAAGGATGAGATGCGTAAGCGTGGCCTGCCCTCGCCCGACATGGCCGACGCGTTGTGTTTGACGTTTGCATCTGACGCAGCGATTGGGCTGAAGGGTCGTTCTGCAGGTTCGGCTTGGACTAAGCCTCTGAAGCGCAACATACGGGGTGTTGTATGAGTGATGAGGTGTCGCAACCAGCGCATTATAAGTTGGATGATATTGAGTGTATTGATGTGATGTTGTTCGTCTTTGGGCGCACAGCAGTTCGTTGGTACTGCGTATTGAACGCGTTTAAGTACATTTGGCGGCATACGCGCAAGGGCAAAGAGGATCAGGATTTAAGTAAGGCTATTTGGTATCTCAGGTTCGCTGTTAAGGACGATCCAAGGAGGGACGATGGACGACAGGGAAAGGATTAAGGAGCTTTTGACCGTGCTCGTTAAGTACAGGGACTCTGGTGACGTAAAAGACTTACAGCCAGTCGTTCAGTATCTTCAGGAAGCTTTGAAGAAAGCAGAATCAAGAAGCTTGCGCGTCCTTAGCAAATAGCTTCAGTCTGGGCTCGTCTTCTTCGCTTGGGTCTGGATCGTCATCCTCAATGACGATCCAGTCATCATCGAGTGCGATTTTAAGAATCTGCCCAGCCTTAAAGTCGTCTATTTCTATTTTAATCTTCAGCTCGGCTCTCCAGATGGTCGTTACAGTTACGCACCCAGAACCAGAAGCTCGCTTCGGTCATGTTGTGCTTCATTTGGTTTACCCGCCAGCAAAGTAGCTGCACATTGCTTTTGTAATACCCCTCGTTTGGATCTATCCGGTCTATTGATGCGTTGGTGTCTTTGACGCCCGTGTTATCTCTGTGGCGTGTCATAAGCACCCCGCTCAGCGCGCATCTACCGTTTTGCGTGTCCCAAATATCGCACAGATCGTCCACACTCACTACAAATTCAAAGCCTTGCTTAGTTCGGCTAGATTTAAGAGATGTGTGCGCTTGTTTAAGAAACTCCACATGTGACGAGTTCCTGCGCTTATTGTTCTGCGCAGTCCTGCATGCCTTGCATGTATAGCTTTTATAGCCTTTGTTGGAATAAAACTTGTCCAGCGGCTTGCTCTTTTCGCAAACCTTGCAC